ATGTGTAAGGTAGTTACAAACGTAGATACAAAGAAAGTGAGGGTGTACTGATGTTACCAATATTAAATGCCGTAGCTGGTCTAGCTGGTACATGGCTAGAGGGTAGGCAAGAAAAATCTAAAATGAAACAAAAGCTGGAGGTTGCCAAAGTAGAGGCACAAGTAAAGCGTGTCGAGCAAGAGGGATCATGGGACGAAAAAGCAGTCGATAACATGGACGGAAGTTGGAAAGATGAAGCCTGGACAATTTTTTTCATTTTAATAATAGGTGCAAGTTTCATAAAACCATTACAGCCAATTATGAAAGATGGCTTTGCCTTTCTAAATGAAGCACCTGATTTCATTAAATACGGAATATTAGCAAGTATAGCAGCAAGCTTTGGCCTTAAATCTATAGCAAAGTTTAAAAAATGATTTGGTTTTATTTATACATATCAAAAAAGTTTATCAGAATTGGTAACTATTTTTGGCATCTTCATGTTGAAGAATTAAGAAAAAAAAGGAGTGTAAAATGAAATACAGCCGAACTGCAAAAACAATGATGGGCAAAGGTCTAACAGATCGTCAAAAAGAAACTATGAAAAGGCATTCTAAGCACCATTCTAAAAAGCATATGGATATGATGACTGAAAAAATGCTTAACGGAATGTCATTTGGAAACGCACACAAGTTAGCACAAAAGAAAGTGGGAACATAATGGACAGTAATTTTGATAAATCATTAATTAAAGTATTAGAGCATGAGGGAGGCTACGTTTTCCACCCTGAAGATCCAGGGGGCGAAACAAATTTAGGTGTAACAAAAAAAGTTTACGATAAATGGACAGCTGAAAACGATTTAGTTGTAAAAGATATGCAAGATATAACTGTAAATGACGTAATGCCAATCTATAAAAAGAATTACTGGCTAAAGGCTAAATGCGATCAATTACCTATTGGCATTGACTACATAATATTTGATATGAGCGTCAATCACGGCGTAAGTAGAGCAGCTAAATTTTTACAAGGCGTGGTAGGAGCAGAGCAAGATGGCGTAATTGGCTCAAAAACACTAGCTATGGTCGATAAAATGGAGCAATCAGACATTGTTGAGGCGTTATGCCTAGAAAGAGAAGATTTTTACAGAAACTTAAAGACATTTAATACGTTTGGTAACGGCTGGCTAAACAGAAACTCAGGCGTAAAGGCTACATCATTGGAGATGATTGCTACATGAGCAACAAAAAACAATTAAATGAGTTAGAAACTAGAATATCTGCTGCAAAAAGGCAGAAAATAGCTATTGAATCACGAACAGACTTTCTAAAGTTCACAAAATTTACCATGCCTGACCCTGATGACTTCAATTCTACCGATATATCTTTATTTAAAGACTCAAAACACCACAGAGCACTAGCAAAAGTGCTAGAAAAGGTAGAAAAAGGCCATATTCCTAGATTAATTGTTTGTATGCCTCCCAGACACGGCAAATCAGAGTTAATATCAAGACGTTTTATACCTTGGATTGTTGGAAAAGACACATATAGAAACGTTATTTTTGCAACATATAATGAAGATTTTGCAAAAGATTTTGGTGCTGATTGTAGGTCTATTATGACATCTGCTCAGTATAAAACAGTATTTCCGAATTTTGGATTAAGACTAGGTGGTGCATCAAAAAGCAGAATACAAACAGCGTCAGGTGGCATGGCAGTTTTTGTTGGCAGAGGTGGGTCAATTACTGGTCGAGGTGGGGATTTTGTTATTTTAGACGATCCAATAAAAGACAGCTTAGAGGCTGGTTCGCCAACATTGCGTGAACAATTATGGACATGGTTTACACAAGTATTAATGACACGATTAATGACAGCATCTGCGTCAATAGTCATAGTGCAAACTAGATGGCACGAAGATGATTTGATAGGCAGACTAACAGACCCAACAAATCCACATTACACAGAAGAAGAAGCGTCAAAATGGAAGATAATAAACTTGCCAGCTATTGCAGAGGACGATGATCCGTTAGGACGTAAGGCTGGGGAATTGTTATGGCCTGAAAGATTTGACATGGAGTTTATGAATGCGCAAAGAAGATTAGACGCAAGAGGATTTACTTCATTGTACCAACAAAGGCCAACACCTGAAGATGGAGATTTGTTTGAAAGAAAAAATATTAGTTTTTATGAAAAGAAAGATTTGCCAAAAGATTTAAGAATATATGCTGCAAGCGATCATGCTGTTGGCATAGATAAAACAAGAAATGACGCTACTTGTTTACTAATAGTGGGCGTAGATGGCAATGATGATATTTATTTAATAGATGCGTGGTGGGAAAAACAGCCAACAGATAAAGTTGTTACGGCAATGTTAAATTTAATAAAAAAACACAAACCCCTTATATGGTGGGCAGAAAAAGGGCATATTAGTAAGAGTATAAAACCTTTTTTGAGAAAAAGAATGGCAGAAGAGCGAGTATATTGCAGAATTGACGAAGTTACACCAGTAGCTAACAAGGTACAAAGAGCACAATCTATTCTTGGTAGAATGGCAATGAAAAAAGTAAAAATGCCTAAGACATCTCCCTGGACACAAAAAGCAGTAGATGAATTATTAAAGTTTCCTAATTCAAGACACGATGATTTTGTAGATACAATAGCGTGGATTGGCATGGGTTTAGATCGAATTACAACACCTACTGGTTTTGTAAATAACAAAATTAAAATACCTTTAGAGGGAACAATGGGTTGGGTTAAATGGGATTCAGAACAACAAAAAAAATATAACAGATTGCATAATGAAACTGGAGGCTGGTAATGGAAGAAACTATGATGATCGCTGTTGAAAAGGAAGAAAAGCCAGAGCCGACAGAAAGACGTAAAGCTTTAGTGTCAGACTGGCAATCTAAAATTAAATCTGCAAAAGGATTTCACGAAAAAGCATACAAGCAGATGAAAAAAGATATGGACGCTGCATTGCATGGTTTTGATGATACGCAATGGAACGATAAAAACTATGTAGCTAATATTTTACAACGTCATGTTCAGCAAAGAACAGCATCTTTATATGCAAAAAATCCAAAAGCCACGGCAAAAAGACGAGAAAGAATGGATTATGCTGTTTGGGATAGCGATGAAAAGACATTGCAAGCTGCGTATGAGGCACAAATGACAGCCGAGCAAAATGGTTTAATGCCACCAGCTGAGGCGATGGCTATTATACAAGATTATACAGCTGGTCAAACACACAGAAAAATGTTGGATAATGTAGCAAAAACACTAGAACAATTGTTTGATTATTACATGGCAGAACAACAGCCAGCATTCAAATCACAAATGAAAGCTTTAGTTAGAAGAGTTGTTACTACTGGCGTTGGTTACGTTAAAGTTGGGTTTCAGCGTGATATGGATAGAATGCCTGAAGTTACAAATAAAATTTATGACTTACAAATGCAGATAGATCATTTGTATAGAATAGCTACTGAAGCAGCTGATGGCACAATAAATAGAGATGATGCGCAAATAGAAACTCTAAAGTTATCATTAGAAACATTATTAAATGAGCCTATGGTTACAGTAAGAGAGGGTTTAACATTTGATTTTCCAGAATCTGATTCAATTATTATAGATCCTAAATGCAGACAAATAAGAGGTTTTGTAGGTGCAAATTGGGTATGCCATGAAATGTATGTATCTCCTGAAGATATTAAGGAAATTTATGGCATTGATATAAAGAACCAATACAGATCATATGATATGAAAGGTCGCTTAATGAGCGATAGAAGTAGTTATGAAAGAGCATCTTATGCAGAAGTAGATATAAACGAGAAAGAGGGATTAGTATTACTTTTTGAAATTTATGACATAAAAAGTGGATTACAAATGTGTATTGCTGATGGCTACAATGATTTTTTAAGAGAGCCGTCATCTCCTGATGTAAAAGTTGAGCACTTTTGGCCAATATTTCCATTAGTATTTAATGAAGTTGAGCACAAAGATATACTTTATCCTCCGTCAGATATTAAATTATTAATGCCAATGCAGAATGAGTATAATAGAGCAAGGCAAGGACTAAGGGAGCATAGAAGAGCAAATAGACCTAAGTATGCTGCACCAGCTGGTATGCTTGAAGATGCTGATAAAGAAAAGCTAGCAACACACCCAGCCAATGCAGTTTTAGAATTACAAGCTTTAGCTGCTGGACAAAAGGTTAATGATGTTATTCAGCCAGTAGCACAAATTGGCATTGATCCAAATTTATATGAAGTAAAAACATTATTTGATGATGTTCAATTAGTTGTAGGTGCTCAAGAAAGTACGTTTGGTGGCGTGTCAAAGGCAACAGCTACAGAAACTAGCATAGCTGAAAGTGCTAGAATGTCATCGTTAGGTGCTAACGTAGATGAATTAGATTCTTTTATGTCAGAGGTTGCAAGAGCAGCTGGTCAAGTGATGTTGCACCTTATGTCTATTGAAGAAGTTAGAAAAATTGTTGGTCAGGGTGCAGTATGGCCTGAAATGACTCGTGAAGATATTATGAACGAGGTATTTCTTGAGATAGAGGCTGGATCAACTGGTAAACCAAACAGAGCAGCTGAACTAGCTAACATAGAACGAATTATGCCATTCTTGTTACAAATTCCTGGCATTGATCCATTATGGTTAGCAAAAGAATTACTGAAGAGATTAGATGATAAGCTTGATGTTACGCAAGCCGTTGTCGAGAGCATTCCGTCTATTGTGTCTATGAATCAGTCGCAAGGAGAGGGAACTGGCGATCCAGCGTTACAAGGTTCGCCAAGTGGAGGAGTAAACAATGCGTCTATTCCTAACACACTAAATGGTTCTTCTTTACCACCTATAGGAAATATTAATTAGCTATGGTGTTGAAAGATAGGATCAACATGGATATACTTAATTTAATAATAAGAAAGGACGTATTATGGTCGAAGACCTAAAAGAGTCAACATCGTCCAATGACTCGAATAACCAGGACGAACTTGAACTAGAGCAAAATCAAGATCAAGAGGTGCTGTCGTCTAGCACAGAAAGCGAAACTGAAGATGATTTATTGTCAGTAGTACAATCAGCTATTGATGATGAAAAACCTGAAGAAACGGAATCGCAATCCGTAGAGCAAGAAACAGAAGAAGTTGAAACGCAAGAACTTTCTGAGGAAGAAACAGACGAGCAATCTTTAGAAAAAGTACCTTTGCATTTACAACCTAGATTCAAAGAAGTTATTGCTGAAAAGAATGAGTATAAAAAAGGGCACGAGCAATACGAGAAAATTCAGGCATCTTTAAGAGAGATGAAACTAACTCCTGAAGAAACTGCTCAAGGCTTATCAATTATGGGGTTAATGAAAAGCAATCCTCAAGCTGCCTTAGAAGCATTACAGCCAATTATTAGTAATTTACAACAAGTAACTGGACAAATACTTCCTGATGACATTCAGCAAAAAATTGACGATGGATATATGGACGAAGATGTAGGTAAAGAATTAGCTAGAACAAGAGCAGATGTTCAATTGCAAAAGAACGCTAATCAACAAATGTTGAATGAGCAACAGCAAATGAACGCTCAAGATCAAATTAATTTTATTGCACAAACTGTTACTAATTGGGAAGAGAATGCACGGAAAACTGATCCTGATTTTGAACTCAAACAAGATGAAGTTGACGACAGAGTATCGGCTTTGGTTCGTGAAAGAGGGCGACCTGAAACACCTGAAGATGCAGTAGCTATGGCACAAGAAGCTTATGACACAGTTACAAAGCGTCATCAAAGTAGAATGGGAGTCAAAAGGCCAATACGAAGTTTGTCTGGTGGTAAATTAGGTGGTTCGCCAGTTCCAGAGCCTAAGAGTCTTTTAGAGGCTGTTCAAAATGCTATGGCAAATGGTGGATCATAATACTTTAAGGAGCAATAAAAATGGCTTTTTCTTCAGCCGAACTCGCTAATATAGCGAATGCTGCCCTTGACTATTATATAGACAGAGGCACAGTTTACGCCAACTCACTACAAGACAAGCCTTTGCTTGCTGCTATGGATAAGTCTGCAAAGACATTTCCAGGTGGTAAGGAAAATGTGTCTATGGCCGTGAAAGGTGTATATACATCAACTGTAGCTGGTTATACGCATAATGATACTGTTTCATATGCAAATCCAGCTAATATACAAAGGGTTAATTATCCTTGGAAAGAGCATCATACTGGTATCTCATTAACACTTACCGAACTTAAAAAGGACGGCATAAGTGTTACAGATAGTTTAGCTGGTGCAAGCACTTCTAATCATAGTGGTAGAGATACTACAGTTTTAGTTAATCTTTTAGAAGATAAGCTAGACGACATGATGGAGGGTTATTCCCAAGGTATGAACACTTTGTTGTATGGCGATGGATCAGGAGATGCAAATGCGTTAGCTGGTATCAGATCGATTATTGCCGATAATCCAGCAGCAAGTGGTGCTACTGTTGGTGGTTTGTCCACAGAAACTAATACTTGGTGGAGAAACAGAGCAAATGTAGCCATATCTACTAGTTCTTCAGGACAAGAGTTAATTGAACTCTTACATACTGAAATTCGTCAATTAAAAAGATTTGGAGGCAAGCCAACTTTAGCTTTAGCTGGTTCTGCATTCATGGATCGTTTAGCTGACGAGATTAGAAGAAATGGTAACTACAGTAACCAAGGTTTTTCAAAAAACATGGATATTTCTGTAGGCGACATTAGTTATGCTGGATTAAAATTTCAGTATGACCCAACACTAGATGATTTAACAATTTCAGGGCAAAACCCTGACAAGCGTTGTTACATCATTGATCCGTCCAAGCTTTATTTGCATTACATGGACGGCGAAAAAATGAAACGTCATGCACCAGCAAGACCAGCAACTCAGTATGTTATGTTCCGTGCGATCACAACAACTGCTGTTCTTTGTGCATCACAATTGAACTGTCATGGTGTTTACGAAATAGCGTAAAGCCAACAACCCAATGGGCAAGTCCGTTCTCCAGCTTGCCCATTGATTTAAAGGAGGATTAAATGGAACATCTAACTGGTAACGTTGCTATAGGTGGCAATCTTGGTAACGTTTTGTATAAAAATTTATTGACTATACCTGAAGTAGTTATGTTGAGAAATATACATGGCGAATCTTCTGTTTTTAACATAGCCGTTGTTGGAAATATGGATTCTGACGATATGGAAGAAAGAAATAGATTAGGAATTTTGTATAGCGATCAAAAGGTAGAAGAGGTGTTTGGCACTTATGGTGCTTTGCCACAAACTTTTGAAGATGCAAGAATTGATGATGGATATTTAGATAAAGTGTTTTTACAAAACAAAGCACAAAAATCTGTAAAAAAAGCAAAGCCTAAAGCAAAACCAAAAAGGGCAAGAGATTCTAAGGGTCATTTTATAGCCGATGATCCTACTACAGAAGTAAATGAGGCTTATGAACCAACAGCAGAGGAGGCTTTAGATGCCAAAGGGTAAAGGTAAAGGTAAGGGCAAAGGTGGAAAAGGTTACTAATGGCTAGAGGTACAACTTTAGCAATTCTAATTAATGACTTGCGTTCAGAAATAGGCCATTCATTGCAACCGAGTTTGGGCAAATCCACTAGAGATGTGCTTATAAATGTATTGCAGAGAACACAACGTAGATTGTGGGAAGATTATGGCTGGCCTTTTCTGCGTGTCATTAGAGATATAGATATTTCTACTAATCAAAGATATTATGATTTGCCAAATGATCTTACGTTTGAGCGAATAGAAAAAGCTGAGTTTAAGCACGGCGATTATTGGACAAAATTAGATTATGGAATTGGTGCGAGGCAGTATAATCAATTTGACTCTGATAGAGGTATAACTTCATATCCAGTACAAAATTATGATGCGCATGAAAACAATCAAATAGAAATATGGCCAATACCATCTAACAATAGTAACTCTACTACAAAGCAAGGCATGATAAGATTTCATGGCATAAAAAATCTTGGTGGATTAATTAACGAAACGGACACAGCCGATTTAGACGATCAGCTTATTGTACTTTATGCAGCTGCTGAGATGTTAACACGGCAAAAGCAAGCAGATTCACAAAACAAATTAGCACAAGCACAAGCACATTATGCAAGATTAAAAGCGAGATTAGCAAAAAGTGAAACTTTTGTTATTGGTGGTGGCGAACCAGAGGGTATGTATAGACCAAAGAGTCCACCATTAATAGCTACAACTCCGAGCAGTTAAATGGCTTATGTGTTAATTGAGGATTTTAGGGGTGGATTAGATTCAAGAAGATCTAATGTTACGGCTACTCCTGGAACTTTAATTACGCTAAAAAACGCACATATAACAAGAGGTGGCGAAATAGAAAAAAGACCAGCTTTTGTTGAGTTAGCAACTTTACCATCTAACACAACTGGATTAGCAGCAGCTAATGGTCAGATATATGTTTTTGGTAGTGATGCAGCAAGTAGCGTAACTTTTGCAAGTGGCACGCCAGCTAACGTTAACTATGTAAGGTTACAACACCCATCAGGCACGGCATTAACAAAAGTTTTAGATACAGATTTTTTTGATGGAAGAGTTTATGCCTCTGCACAATTTGCAGATGGTAGAATATTTCATTATTACGATGGAACGAGAATAACAGATTGGTTTGATGGTAGAGCAAGAAATCAATTTTCTGTTACTGGAGGATCGGCTGGAGGCACTTCTGCAACTGGATCATTTACTGTAGCTAGTGGTACGGCTAATCCTGGAGATAATATTCGTGTTGTAAGGGTAAACAATGTAGAGTTGTTTTCTAGTCCAGTAGCACATACTGGCACAGATTCATCTACAGCAACAAACGTAGCTAATGCTATTAACGCTGCTACAACTACTCCTAATTATACAGCTACGGCAAGTGGAGCAATCGTAACAATAACCTCGGTAACAACTGGTGTTACAGTTAATGGATTTGCTGTAACAGTAGAAGTAGATGGTGCAGTTACTGTGTCAAGTATTAACAATATGTCAGGTGGTGTTGATAATGCTGTAACAAATATAACTGTAAATGGCGTATCAATTATTAACGCACAAGTACCTTGGGCATCATCTAACTCTAATACAGCGTCATTAATTGCAGATGCTATTAATGAAGCAAATACAACTCCTGAATATGAAGCTACTGCAACTGGTACATTAGTTAATATTATATCCAAAGAAAGTGGTGCGTCATTTAATAATTTTGCCGTTGTTGTTACTGTTTCAGGAAATGTAACAACTGCATTTACAAATAACATTTCTATTATGGACGGAGGAGCGACAAGTAATGCTATAAATGGTTTTACTCCTGGTGCTTTTATAAAACCAGTTAAAACAAAAATGTACGCATTATCAGATTCATTGTTGCATTATAGTGGTGTTAACGATCCTACAGAATTTAACAATTCAAGCGTTGGTGCTGGTTTTATTAATTTATCTAATAATGCTAGTGGATCAGAGTCATTACAAGCTATGGCAAGTTATTATTCTAACCTTGCTGTATTTGCAAAAGAGGCAATACAAATATGGTTTGTATCAGCAGATGATGCACAAAATAGTCAAATACAAGTATTAAACAATACTGGTACAATATCTCCACAAAGCGTTATTGAGTTTGGCGACAATGATGTTTTTTATTTAAGTGAATCAGGTATTAGAAGTTTGCGAGCAAGAGATAGTTCTAATGCTGCTTTTGTTGGAGATATTGGTAATCCTATTGATGACACTATATTAACTGCTATCGCCTCTGATAGAGATGCAGCTATAAATGCACAAGCTATACTTGATCCAAAGAACGGCAGATACTTAATTGCTATTGGATCAACTGTTTTTGTTTTTAGTTACTTTCCATCAAGTAAGGTTAGTGCGTGGTCAACGTATGAACCTGGATTTGTTATAGATAATTGGGCGTATGATAGCGAACAAGTTTTATGTAGAAGTGGGAATAAATTATTTTCATTAGGTGGTGCAAGTGGTCAGACATACGATAGTAGCACAGTAGAGATACAGTTACCTTTTTTAGACGCATCACAACCAGCTACCAGCAAAGATTTTACTGGGATTGATATGGCTTGCACTAATCAATGGCAAGTTTTTGTAGCGACTGATCCAACTGATATAAATACAAACGAAGAAATAGCAACAATAGACAGAACTACATATGGATTAGGCCGAGCAACATTTACTGGTTATTCAACACATTTAGCACCAAAGCTAATTTGCACTTCTGCTGGAGCAGCAAAGATAGGCAATCTAGCGTTACATTACGATATGAGTGAGCAAGGCTAATGATTTGGGAAGAGGGAACAATAGGCAACATTTATAATGTAGCTATGAATATGAGGCAAAAAGACTATGAAGAGATAGTAGCGTTATCTTTTTGCGAAAATAGAAAAGAATTAGCAGATCAATTAGCTAGAACTTGGGCAAGCCATAAGACAACAATTGTTTGTGGAACAAAAGAACATGGGGCAATAGCTGCTTTTACTTATGTGCCAATGCGTAAAGGTGTGTGGAATTTGGGGTTATTTGCGACCAACAATTTTCAAAAAATTCACTTATCCCTTACAAAGCTAGTTATAAATAGTATAATACCAGTATTAGATAAAGCCAAAGCACATAGAGTAGAGGCACAATCTATTGATGGTTACGAAACAGTACATAATTGGTTGAGGTTTTTGGGATTGAGCGAAGAAAGCGTACTTAAAAAATACGGAAGAAACGGAGAAAATTTTATTAACTTTGCATGGGTACGAGGCGATGAACAGCATAACGTATCTTGGATAAGAAGAGGAGAAGTAGCGTAATGTGTATGGGTGGTGGTGGCGATGGTGGTGCAGCCGAAAGAGCCAGAAAACAAGAAGAAGAAAGACAAGCTAGAATTAGAAAAGGCAACGAAGAAATAAACACAGCCTTTGCTAGATTTGATGATGATTTTTACAATCAACAAACACAAAACTATCTTGATTATGCAACGCCACAATTAACAGATCAATTTAATGAAGCTGCAAAAGAATTAACACTATCTTTAGCTAATGCTGGTTTACTTAATAGTTCTGTAGGAGCACAAAAAAGAGCAGCTTTAGACAAAAAGTTAGATTTACAAAAAAAGGCAATAGCTGATAAAGGCAACGAATATTCTTTGCAATCAAGAAAATCGATAGATTCGGCAAGAAGCGATCTACAAAATCAAAATATGAATTTAGCTAATCCAACATTGATAGCACAAAATGCAGCGTTAAGAGCACAATCTTTGAATGAATTACCAGCTTATCAGCCGTTACTTGAGTTGTTTGCTGATGCTACAGATGGAATAGCTACACAAGCAGCGTTAGAGCGTAGAGGTATGAATAGATACGATACTGGGTTGTTTGCTCCAAAAAGCAGTCAGAGGGTTATTAGTTAATGTATGTAGGAGATATAAAATCATATGTTATGGCTGATGCAATTAATTTGATGACAATATCAAATTGGCACAAATCATATAAGCCAAATGACGTTAGCCGTTACATATGCACTCCAATAATGAATGACAGAGCAATGTGGTATTTCGATGATGAAGAGGGAACACTACAAGGTTTTTTAACTTGGGCGTTTTTAGATAAAGATGCTGAAGAAGCGTATTTGAATAAATCAAGGCCATTAGAATGGGAAGATTGGAATAGGTTAGAGGGCAATCTTTGGATTATTGATATGATTGCTCCATATGGAAATGTTATGGAAATGGCAAGGCAAGCTAAAAAATGGTTTGAAGATACGTTTGGAGAAACACATAGCGTTGCTTATTTCAAACGTAATAGCAAAAGAATTGGTCATATTAAACGTAAATTTGTTTATCATTGAGGAGTAGAGCATGAATAGTGATAGCGATTCAACTGGCAACGCAGAAGATTATAACAGCTTAGAAGTTACTGATGTTGGATCTCCAACTAATACCGATGGTGGCGAAAATGATATGCAGCCTATGCGTGTCGATCCAAACATTGCTCTTAATGCTGCAAGAAAAGTAAGGGCAGAGGCGTTAGCACAAAAGCAAAAACAATTAACAGATGCTTTTAGTGCGTTTAGCGATGATTATTATAATGACCTATCTTCTGCTTACACAGATTTTCAAACTCCGTTGTTATCTTCAGCTTATGATGATGCACAACGAGGCGTTTACGATGGATTCAAGGCTAAAGGTATATTAACTCAAGCAGAAGTAGATGCTGGGTTAGGCGATTTACTAACACAAAAAACAATAGATTCATCAAATATTATGTCAGGTGCAGCTGATTATGTTCAGGCAAAAAAAGATGAAGTAGCAAAAAAACAAAAATCCTTGGGAGATGCTTTGTCATCTATGGCTGGTGGAGCAACTACGCTTGATGAAATAAATCAACAAACAGAAGATATAAAAGCGTTTGATTTTAGTAAAGATGTAGAAAAATTAAAGCCAGCTGCTGCAAAAACAGCATTAACGTTTTTTGACGGATTTACAAAAATCCCGTTAAGCCAAGCACCAGTAGAAAATGTTGCACCAGTTTCAACGTCAGGAGCAGCACAAACTGGAAGTATAACTCCAGCATATTCATATACTGGTATTAACGATCCATTTAGAGGGTCAAGATCAAGGGTGGTGTCATAATGTGTAATCCAACTTTAGCTTTAGCCATAGGAGCACAAGTAGCTGGTACAGTAGTTCAAAACCAAGCATCTAAAAGAGCACAAAGAGCGAGGAATGAGGCAATTGCCAATAACAATGCAACTAGAATGGGTTTAGAAGATGAAGCTAGGCTTGCTATCGATACAAGCAAAAATATGTTTGGTCAGGATCAATTTGATGCTGGCAATCAAGCATCGCAAGATAAATTTGCTAAGTTATATAATGATACAATTAATATTCCTAATTATTCCATACCAAATGTAGGATCTGCACCGAGAGTAGTGCAAGATACTATTAATAACGAAATGGCAAAGGCAGCTGCTTTTAACAAGCAACAAGGAGAGGCAAAGGCAAAACTTGCATCACTTGGAGATTATTTAGCTACACAAGTTAATCCACAATTTAGCAGATCAGCTGAAACTGGTCAGATGATTGGTAACTTTATACAAGGCCAAGGCAACGTTCTTGATATGGAATTAAAAGCAGCAGAGAAGAAAGCCATTAGTCCTCTAGCACAAATTTTATCTGGTACTGGTAATGCTGCTATGGGTGCTGGATTAACAAAGGTGTGAGGGTAGAATATGTCAACAAAATACAATCAACTATATAACAATCCAGCATTAACTAGAGCATTTAGTAATATTGCAAATACGTTGATTGGTAGTGCTAGTGGTGATGCAGATATTGCAAGAGCAAATTATTTAAATAGTCAAACTAGAGGGCAAAACTTAAAAAATGAAAATATGCAAGATTTAAGAAAATCTATAGAGCCAACTACAAATGTTTTAGCTAGTAATATTTTGCGTAGTTTTACTGGACAGCCTAATGCACAATTTAATCAATCAGGTGTGCCAATTGTAGATGGTGGTAATATGAGTATGCCAGTATCAGGCAATATAAATGTTATGCCACCAGCTGATATGACTAAAGAAAACTACTCAAACGTTGCAAGGACAATGCTTGGAGATTTAACATTTAAGCCAAATCAATTTGCTAGTGCGTTAAATACACTTGGACAATCAGAAAGAGAGAAGCTAGCACAGAATCTTATTACTTCAGGTAATGCAGATGATAAGCGTGCTGGATTTAGTTTACTTGGCAAAAGTCCAGGACAATTTTTTGACTCAGGATCAGCTAAGTATGCCACAGACAAAAAAACAGAAGTAGGGTTAGATAAAAACCAAAAAGTTTTTGATATAGGGAAATACAAATTTGATAACAGAGATATAAGCATAGCTGTTGGCAAAGACAAACAAGTTTTTCTTGATGCAGCTACTGGTAAGAAACTTGGCATTCCACCACAAACAATTGATGGCAAAGAAGTTTATGTCTTAGACGGCAAGCAATCCCCTAATAAAGTAGTCGTAAAAGTTGGCAAATCCGATGTTTATTTAAACAAAGAAACAGCTGATGCTTTAGGTGTGCCAAAGAAAAATGGCAAATATGTTATCAAGGGCAAAGGATTTGCTGATGGATCAGGTGGTGGATCAGGTGGATCAGGTAGCAAATCAGGAATGAAACCGACCGATGTTAAAAACACTTTAGCTAATCTTAAAACAACATACGAGCAGTTTACTAACTACACAGAAAACTTACCACAAGCAGTTATAGGTAACGTTGAAAAAGAAATTATAAATATGATGAAAAAAGACATGGACGATGGAATTTCCAGAGATCAAGCTTTTATCAACAATGCAAGAGGTGTTATATCGCAAGGAGCAACACTTATAGATTCTCCTATAGTTGGCAAAGATCTTTATGCACCAACGTTTTTTGTAAATTATTTTAAACGAAGTAATGCGACAATCGACCAAATAACAAAACAGTTTGTCAAGCTTGGCTATAACAAAGATCAGGCACAAGCTATAGCCGAATTTATCAAACCGAGTGATTAACATGGATTTTGATTTTCGTCCAAGCCAAAACAAAGAGTTTGAAACTGAAATTGAAACAGATGATGGTTTTGATTTTAGGCCATCACAGTTTGATTTTAGCGAAGAGCCTAAAGCAGTAGCGCCTAACAACGTTGTTAATGAAACTATTGAGCCAAACCCAATGCAACAGAGTTTTGGCAACACTTTAAAAAACATGGAGCAAAGCGATCAGCGAGGTATGTTTGAGCCAAAGCCAGTATTAGACAATGCTGGATTTCCAATAGATATAAATAGACCAATAGTATTTGACGATCAGGGCAATGCACAAACAGAAATGGGAATGACTATTGATGCAGCTGAATTAGGCTATCCGTTTAAACCTGGGCAAAGGTTTGTAAACATACCTACAGTTATTGATGGCGTGCCAATGTCAAGCGATGCTGCATTACAATTAACTAAAGAAAAAATAAACAACAATACTTTAGACGCATCACAATTTCCAATGTTTGACTCGGCTGAAAAAGCTACAGCTGGTTCAATAGATAGATCAAACAAAATTGCTGAAATACGAAAAGACGATATTGAAAAAGCAAAAACGGAAAATTTAAGTAAAATAAAAAAGGCTACAAAACAAAATTTAGTTGATAACGAAATAGAAAGACTAACTAAACTTTACGGATCTCCAAGAAAAAATCAGGAAAATTTAAACAGAAACTCACAATCATCTGGAGTTGGTGGCACATACAACAATTTTTATCTTACCTTACCTATGGGTAAACAACCAATTGATAATGAAACAGCTATAAAAATGATAGCTGAAAGTAATATTAGTGAGGGAGAATATTCAAATTTACCTAATGCTGGATTATTTGGAGATTTAACAAGAGGCTTTATAAGAAGTAATAAAGTAATGGCATTGCTTACATCAAATTTTGGTTTAATGGATTTGCCGTCTGCTATTAAAATGATTGGAGAGTTAGATAGAATTACGCCTCCACAATCTGAAGATGTTAAAGCTGGCCTAAAAGAAATTACTGAAAGTAATTGGAAAAATGTATTATCGGCAATAAAAGATAACCCAGGTGCTGTGTTGTCTGTAGTCGCTGAATCTTTGCCATTATCTTTGTCTAGCTTGGCTACATTTATAACTGGAACGGCAGTAACTGGTAACCCTTTAGTTGGTGCAGCTGGTGGTGGTGTAGTTACTTTTGGTACTATTTATACAGATACAATATTAGAAGAACTGCGAAAAACTGGAGTGGATTTATCAGACGATAAAGCAGTCTATAATACACTTACTAATGTTGAGTTTTATGATAAGGCAAGAAAATCAGCCATTGCTTATGGATTGCCTATAGCTGTATTTGATGCTTTGTCTATGGGTTTAGCTGGTAAGCTTGTTGCCCCAGCAATAAAAAGTGGAGCGTCAACTCCAAAGATAGCTGCATTATCTGCTGCTGAATTAGCTAATCAAGGATTTTTAGGTGGTGCTGGAGAGTTCGCTGGCCAATTTACGCAAAGTATTTTTGGTTTGCGTGATAAAATAAACGCTGGAGAAATTGCGTTAGAATTTTTTGCTGAATTGCCGTTAGGATCAATTGAAGTTGGAACAAATGTAGCAACATCAATAAAAAACAATCAGGCAGATGCAGAGTTTGATAGCGAGTTTGACAAGGCAAGCCAAGGCATAGCTTTAGATACAGCTATAAACAATCTTAGTCCTGATAACGCACAGTTAAATGTTATTCCTGATAATGTAGACGACATTGATTTTAGATCAGGATTGCAAGAATCTCAGACTGTAGACTCACAGTCCTCCGTGGTTGCTCAGTCTGAGAACCAAACAACAGAAACACCAGTTGTAGAAACGCCAGTTGATACACCAGTAGAAACGCCAAAGCCAAGGCCTGAAACTATTAAGATTGATCCTGAACCAAAGCCAGTAGAAACCACAGAAGTTGAAGAGTTACAAACAAAAGATACTAGCAAGCAAGTAAATGTTATTGGCGATTTTAGTGGTAAGTTTGAAAAGATAAGAACACCAGGATCAGAAAAAGAATTAGATGTAGCTTACCTTGTTGTAGATGCTAATAAGTTAAAGCAAGCTACTGGAGATTTTCAGCCAAGAGATAGAGATTTAAAAGAATCTGATACCCTTGTTATAGATAGAGCAAGTAATCTTGATCCAAAACAATTATTTGAATCGCCAACAACAAATACTGGTGCTCCAATAATTAGTAAAAACGGAACAATTATATCAGGCAATGGCAGAGTGTTAAGCCTTAAAAAAGCAAAGGCAGATTATCCAGAGCAATGGAATAAATACATAACATCACTAGACGAATACACTAATGAAAAATTTAGTGCTAGGTCAGACGAATTGCCTATTTTAGTCCGTGTATTGTATGGAGATTTAACTAATCAAGAAATTATAGAAATAGCTGATTTATCTAATCGTGATACTGGGGCATCTATGAATGCTACAGAAAAAGCACAAAGAGATTCTAAAGCTATGGGAACAGATTTAGTTGTTCAGTTTAAAGGTGGCGATATAACAAGCTTAGAAAACAAAGCATTTGTAAATCAGTTTATACAAAAAGTTGTTACGCCAAACGAACAAGGAAATATGAGCCGTGATGGACAGTTAACCAGAGAGGGCGTGCAAAGAATACAAAATGCTATATTAGCGTCAGCTTATGAAGATACTAATGCTTTAGCTACAATGTTAGATAGCACAGACGATAATATTAAAGCAATTTCTAACGCTATGCTTTCAGCTGCACCAAAGTTTGCACAATTAAAATCTAATATTGCAAGTGGTCAGGTTGAGGCAAAGTATGACATTACACCACAAATAACTGATATGGCACAACGTATCTCTACAGCTAGAAGAGATGGTACAGCTATATCAGATATATTAAATCAAGGAGATATGCTTGCAGAAATCGATCCGTTGGTTAAGATGCTTATTAAGGGAATTTACAACGAGAAGTTAACAAGAGCAAAATCACAGAAATTTATGACTGAATTTCTAAATGCTTACGTTGAAGAGTCCAGCAAAAAACAAACTGGTGGAATGTTCGAGGACGATACCACAGTTGGAGAAGTAATCGAATTAGCAAGGAGTAAAGCAGATGGCCAACAAGATCCAACCCTCTTCGAAAGAAGCGCAGACGGCAGCAGTCAACGCACTACTAAGAGTAGCCAACAAAAACAAAGAGCCAGTACTAAGAGAAGCAGCGCTAGAACTGAAGAAAGAGTTGGAAAGCAAGAAGAGTTAAAAGATGCAGCCGTTGAACCGAATAGGGAAATTGCCTCACGATCCGATATTACGGAGGCAATCATTGTCGAAAACAAAGACAGTTACAAAAACCAAAGAGTCGAAAAGCCAGGAACGCTTGTCGACAAGCTCGCAGAAAGAAACAAAACAGCGTTAATCTTCTCTGCGTTTGAAGCAGCTGGCGTTGATCCTGATATTGCCGTTAACTTACCAATAGAAAGACAGTACCAAATACTACAAAAAATGTTTGTGGATCAGTTTGGTATGAAACAAGTTACTAAATCTTCAGACAAAAATACTAAAGATGCAGTAGACCAATTACTTACTGGCTTTCACAATTTATCAGCTTTAGCTAATTTCTTTGGCTTGCCATACAAAGCTATTGGCTTAGAGGGAACTCTTACTTTTGATATGGTAGAGAGATACAATGCTTATGGAAGTTACTCCCCAGGGTCAAAGACAATAACAATACCAAGAAGAGTAAACAGTTTTGCCCATGAGTGGTTTCATGCGTTAGATCATTATATTTTTCAAAAGTTTGGCGTGCTTACAGAAGAAGATATTTTTGGTGGTAGGTTAATGAGCCAAGCCGTTAGAAAAGATGGATCAAAAGCAGTATTACCTGATGCACCTAAAAATCTAAAAGAGGCTTACACTAATTTAGTAAGAGCAATGTTTCAAGATAAAGCAGTAGAAGCACAAAAGCTTATTGAGATAGACAACGAAATTTCACGCATATCTAAAAAGAAGCCTGAAGCTAAAAAGATACAAACATTATTAAAGAGAAAAGAAAACATACTTGGTGGTAAAGCGTCAGCCAAAACAGTAGATAAAACACAATTTAGAAAAGACGCAGAGTTTTTTGCACCTATATATGGACAAAGCAAAGATTACTGGGCATCGCCACACGAAATGTTTGCAAGAGTTGGAGAGGCTTTTACTACATACAAAATGAACCTTGCTAAGATGGACGCAGATTTTCTATCTAAAACTAACGAGGGTTATCTTACAACATTAGAGCAGCTTGGCGTAACCAAAGAGGGATTACAAAATTCTGCAAATGTAGCTAAAATTTTAGACTCAAGAATGGCATTGACATTTCCAAAAGAGCAAGAGCGTATGGAAATATTTGGTGCAATGCAAAATCTTATTGATGCAATATCACATGACACAGCTTTAGGCCTTGGAGAAAAAGGCAAAACACTATCTGAAGAAACAAGAATAGACGTAAGAAAGTTATACGAAATACCAAAAGAAAGATCTGAAAGCCTTATGCAAGAGCAAATGCGTGTTATGAATGAGGCAAAGTTATTTAACAATAGGCAAAAAGATAGACAAAAAGAATTAAACAAAGAAATAACACAAAAGAAACTGAGGACAAGATTATACGAAACTATTGAAGATGCTTTTTTTGGACAGTTTTTTTATCAGAAACAAGGCGTTCTTAAATCAATAATTAAAAGATACCCACGGAACAGACAAATGCAATATCTGTTTCAAAACTTAGGAACGCAAGCTGGTGGTAAGCTGCAATCAAAAGTGCCAGGAGATAACTTTGCAAACGCTACAGTAAGGCAAGCTAGATTATTTTCATTTCAGTTAACGAGTATTATAGAGCGTAACAAAATAAATGAAATGAGTGCAGACGATAGAAAGCTGTTAAGAATGATCTTAACTAGCCAAGATACGTTTGACTCAGCATCTCCACAAGTAAAAAAAGCAGCTGGACAATTGCGTGGATTGTTAAATGGAATTTACGAATACATAAGAAACTCAGGTTTGAATATTGGCTATGCCGAATCTGGTTATATGCAAAGAGTTTTAGATATGGAAATGGTAAATGCAAGGCCATTTAAGTTTCAAAAGCAAGCAGCCAAAGCATACGAAATTATTTTTGTGAATGAAGTTGGTAATCTGAATCCAACGAATGAAAAACAAATGCTTGCTGTTGTTAAATTTATACAAGAATCAAAGCTGGGGATTACAAGCAAGGAAGAGTTTATAAATTTTGTTACTTCAAAAGAGTATCGTGCCATTGTAGATAATATGGCCACAATTAAAAGGCTAAAGAAAAAAGAAAGAGATACTAGCCTAGACGATAAAGAGCAACAAGAATTAGAAAAAGCAGAAGAAAACTTACAAAACGCTATTTCTGAAATATCTGAAATGTATGAAACTTTTTACGCTGATATGAAATTTGCATATGGAGATGTGTCAGCTACTAATTGGAAAAATACTTTATATGAAAAACAAGTGGGAGTTGCGTTAGACGCACCACCTACAAGTAACTTTACAAAAAAACGTACGTTGCCACCTGAAACTGATGCTTTGTTAGATGAATTTTATGTAAGTGATCCAGTAGAAAACATTATTAGCTATGTAATGGGAGCAACAAGGCGTGCAGAATATAATAGACGCTTTGGTGCACAAAAGATCCCAGTAGAAGATTCAGAGGGCAAAGTACCAAAAGGCAGATACAACGATTACCTTGATTACCTTATGCAAAGAGGATTTAATAATGAGGGCGTAGCCGTAAAAGACGCTACATTATTTGCAGAAACAGTTAATCTTATTACTGGTAAATCAAGAACGCCTGGACAAAATGATAGCAAGGCATCTTCTTTTGCCCATCATATTGCTGCAATAACTTCTATTACACTTTTAGTAAGAGCACCAATAGCATCACTTGCTGAACCATTTACAGCTGCAATTACTTCAGGAAGTGTTAAAAAAGGTTTTTCATCTTTTCTTACAACAATGCAAGAACTTCCAAAGATTAGAAAAATGGGAGGCAATGCAGAGGATATAAGACTCAGACAACAATTTGCCAGAATACTTGGTGTAATTGATGATCCTGAAGTTGGCGACATAATGACAAACAGAATTGGTGGTACGTTTGCCAATAACCAAAAGCTTAATCGCATGATGCAGCAATTCTTTTACAAGACAAAGTTAACTGGCTTAACAAATGCACAACGTAGAACAGCATCTAAGATTGGGTTTCAGTATATAAGTGAAATGGCACACGAATATAAAAACCCAATTAATGAACGCAGAAAACTTGTAGCACAAAAAGTTTTGAATGATTTTGGCGTATCAAATTCTGTTATGGATCAATTTACTGATTATGTAACTAGCTTTAATGAGTTTAAAATTAGTCCAATTAGAAAAAAATCACAGATTAAAGGCAAAACAAAACTGCCAGCTAACGAAGATATTATGTACGATAGTGGCGAATATTCTGATATGGGATTGCAATTAGCTGTATCTATAATGAGATTTGCAGACCAAACTGTGCAAGATCCACGCATAGCTGATAGACCAAAATGGGCAGAAAACCCATTAGGAAGAATTGTTTATGGTATTACGTCATTCATTTATTCTTTTCAGGATAAAGTATTAAAAGGCATGGCAAGAAAAGTAGGGCGTGAATATGGAGTGTCCAGAGAACTTGGTGCGTCAAAAACAAAAGCAACATTAGATGCAACTACATATGTTGGAGCAACAATAGCACCTACATTAGCTACATTGTTTGCTGGTCATTTAGTTTTTTCGACTGTGAGAGAGTTAATTTTTAATCAGGATCGTTGGGATCGTGAATGGGAAGAAAGTAAAAATGATCCAGTAGCTTTCATGACAGATTATTTATTGCCATTAGCTTTTGCTAGATCAGGTTTTACTGGTGCGTTTGATCCTTTTTATCAAATGATTACTGGTTTAAAATATAGAAGAGATATTGCAAATACGCTTACTGGTACTGCTGGATATATATTACAAAATTTAGAAAGCATCATTGAATACTTTATAAACAATAGCGAAAACACGCTATCAAACGAATATAATGCTCTTAAAGGATTATGGAACTTAACAATTAATCCAATTTTATCAGCTTTATATGCAATTGCTCCAATGTCGCCACCAACTGCGTTGGGTGGAGCACCAGCATTAATGTATCTAACGTCAGAAGATTTTAAGAATGCAAGAGTCAATGACATTCTTGAATTTTTCTACGGCGAAAGATACAAGCCAGGTAAGCGTGGCAGACCTAAAAAATCACTTAAACTAGGGAGCGATTAAATGAGCTTATACGAAAATATTAATAAGAGAAAGCGTGCTGGAACTTCTCGTTCAAAAAAGAACAGCACAATTACTAAGGAAGCTTATGCAAATATGCAAGCTGGCTTTCCTAATAGTAAAAAAAATAAAAAGAAATCACGAACTGCTAAAGCAATGGGGTACTAATTATGCCAGGATATATGAAGCCTAAAATGCCGTCTAAACTTAAAGGCAAACAAAAAGAGTTAGACCTTAATAAAAATAACAGACTAGACACAGAAGATTTTGCGATGCTTAGAAATAAGAAAAGAGGCAAAAAGTCTAGGACTGCTAAAGCTATGGGTCTTGCTTAATGGTAGCCAAAAAGTATCAGAGTGAATCAGGTGGACTCAATGATGCTGGTCGCAAAAAGTTTGGTGTAAAAGCACCTATCCCATCAGGCACAAATCCCAGACGCATAAGTTATGCTGCAAGGTTTGGTGCAATGGACGCTCCCATGAAAGATGATAAAGGTAGGCCAACTCGTTATGCTTTAACTTTAAAGAAATGGGGTTTTAGTAGTGCAGCAGAGGCAAGGGCATTTGCAAAAAAGCATAAAAAGAAAAGCAAAATTGCAAAAACTATGACTGCTTAGCTACCCAAGTAACAACCCAAGTCGCCTTGTTGATTTGCTCTACGGACATTGTTTTTACTGGATAAATTAGTAAGCTTAAATAGTGCCGCCCCGACCACTATTGAGAGTGTTGAAACCTATATCAGACAACATTCTGCATATTTTCTAACAAATTTTTAGTGGACTGTAGAGGACTGTAGAGGACATCAACAACCCAAGTTGGGTTATTAACC